AATGCAAACATCTCAGCTACTCAATTATTGAATAGCCCAAAGATTGTGGCACTTACCAAGAAGTATGAAGAAGAGCTAGAGCAAGATGTATCTCAAATGCTTTGGTCAATCATGGGATCTGCTATGCATGGTTTATTGGAGCATGGCAAAGAAGAGAACAGCGTAGTTGAGCAAAGACTTCATGCAGAAGTTGAAGGCTGGTTGTTGTCAGGTGCCGTGGATCTACAAGAAGTACATGATGATGGCATTGATATCTTTGATTATAAGATGACATCTGTATGGTCAGCGATGAATGACAAGCCCGAATGGGAACAGCAACTTAATATCTATGCTTGGTTGATTGAGCGTAATAAAAAGGTGCCAATTAAGTCGATCAATATTGTAGCTTTCCTACGGGATTGGTCAGAGCGTGAGTCAAAGGTTAAAGAGAATTACCCACCAGCTGCAATGGTAAAAATCCCAATTAACTTATGGACTTATGCAGAACGTGAAGAGTATGTGAAAGGCCGTATTTTCAAGCATGCTGAAGCTGAGTATGCCATTGAGACAGGTGGTTCATTGGCCGACTGCACTCCTAAAGAGATGTGGGAAAAGAAAACAACTTATGCAGTTAAAAAGATTGGTGGTGTGAGAGCCAAGTATGTATTTGAAGATTTAGATGCGGCTCAATCATCATTGGAAGAACTAGGTAAAGGCTATGAAATTGAAGTGCGGCCAGGTGAGCGGACAAGATGCAATAGTTTTTGCCAAGTAAGTAAGTGGTGTCAACAGTATCAAGATTATTTAAAGGAGCAATAAAATGGGGGCAAATGATGTACAAGTTGGTGGTGCGCATTATCAAACTTCTATTCAACCTTGGGATTACATTACAGCTAATAACATTGGTTACTTAGAGGGCAACATCATTAAGTATGTATCTAGATGGAAGAAGAAGGGCGGTGTTGAGGATCTGTATAAAGCTCAGCATTATTTACAGAAGTTAATACAAATGGAGATGGGTGATGAGTAATGTATATGAAAGATTACAAAAAGCAAGGATTGAGTTACAGAAGACGGAACTTAAGAAGTCAGGCAACAACAAGTTCGCAGGATACAGCTATTTCGAATTGGGAGATTTTTTACCAACAGTTCAAACTATTTTTACTAATCATGGTTTGTTCGGCCATATTTCCTTTAATGCTGATCTTGCTGTTCTTACTATCCGTGCTTGGGATAAGCCTGATGAAACTGTTCAATTTTTGTCACCAATGCGTGATGCAGCTCTTAAAGGTTGCCATGCAATTCAAAACTTGGGTGCAGTCCAAACTTATTTGAGAAGATACTTATGGGTCAATGCCATGGAGATCGTAGAGCATGATTCACTTGATGCAACAACAGGAAAGGATGAAGCACCAAAAAAAGTAACACGTGAGCTATCAGCATTTACACCAGAAGAGCTTGCGGAAGAAAAAAAAGTAGCTGAGGTCATTACTGGCCTTCGTGGTGATTGGCAAATTAAGGTCACTATCGAACCTGATGCAGATAAGAAAGCATGGTTAGAGTTAGTTCAAACAGCTACTCATGATCTACTTCAATTCTGCACCGAAGAGAAGAATGTCATGGATATTTTTATTAAGAACAAAATATTGTTTGATAATGTTAGAGCAACCGATCCTGAGTTCTTTAAAAATATGATGACAAAATTTACTGAAGTTAAATCTAAACTAATGGAGAAACAAAATGGCTGATCAAAACCAACCAATTAACTTAACACTAACACTAGAAGAAGTTACCTTTATTGGTAACGTACTTGGTGAGTTGCCAACCAAAACTGGCGCTTACATGTTAGTAACAAAAATGAACATGCAAGTTCAAACACAATTACCTAAAGAAGAAGCTACAGAAGAAACCACAGAAAAGGAAGTTGAATAATGGCTACGTTTGAAGCAAAACCAAATACAGGGTCATTATGGCCTTTAGCAGAACGTCCTTCAGATAAGTATCCTAACCTACGTGGTGATATCAATCTTGATCGTGACTTTATCATTGGGTTGTTAAAGAAAAACCCAAGTGGCAATATCAAAGTAGCGATTGGTGCATGGAATACAACTTCTAAAGGTGGTAAAGATTACGTTTCATTGATGGCATCTGAGCCGTATGAAAAGCCAGCTGAGGCCTCAACTAAGAACCCATGGGATAACTAAACATGGAAACAATCCAGTTTGAGGGAGTTAAAGTCGCACTCAAACAAGACAAGACGGGGTTTGTATTAACCCTGTCTATGCACCCTGATGATGTTCCAGAAGACTTGCTCCGAGATTTTATCGGGGCAAGATATCAGGTGGTGATGGTGCGATTAGATGGAAACGAACAACCAATGGATCGTAAAGAAGAATATGCAGCTGATAGGTCAATTCGTATTGCTGGCATGTTGTCTAGAGATCCAAAGTTTTGGAAGTATCTATATGATGACAATCAGATCTTTTTAATGGATGAAGAAAGCGCTACGGATTGGTTAAGGAGCTACTTAAACATTATCTCCCGTTCTGAACTTAAAACAAACGTAGAAGCTAAAGAATTATTAGATCAATTACATAGGAAATATACAGCATGGCAACAAAAAATTTAATACCATACTCTGTGTATCTGCCTGAGCATTTATTTTTAAAGTTAAAAGGACTAGCCAAAGATCGTAAGGCATCTGTACTTATTCGAGATGCCATAGCGATGATCATTGATGGTAATGATGCGTATACTAGCGGCTACAATAAAGCTGTTAAAGATGCTGGAACAGTTGTTTACGACTGCGCTGAAGCCCAAATGATTGCTATCAAGGGCAAAGACCTTGGTTCAATATTAACTGAGCGGATAGATGCCCTAGAGATTAAGGGATAATTATGCAAGAACTTGAAGAAAGAGATTTATTTGCAATGTTTGCTTTGGCTGGGTTGTTAATAAGAAACCCTGATGCTTTTATTGAAGACTCTGCAGTACATTCATATGTGATTGCAGATCAAATGATAAAAGCTCGTGAGCCAGTATCCGCTGGGCTACCAACAATTATGAGGAAAGGAAAAAAATGAGAGAACATAATCCAAAGTATCCACACATGTCTTTCATGGAGCCACGCAAAGGAAAAGAGTGGCATTACTATCCACAAGAAGACATTACCCCGTATGAGCTGGCTAAACTGTTAGAATTGTTTGCTTTCTCAGCACATGTTTCAACTGGGGTAAAATGGCTGGAATATATTGAAATTAACAATCTTGGAAGACATTTTATAGAAACTATTATTGGCGATGAACTACCGAAACAAGAAACTGCTTGAAGTAGTTAGGGAAGCTCCGTGTCAGAACTGCGGTACGCAAGACGGTACCGTAGTAGCTGCACATTCCAATCAACAACGAGATGGCAAAGGCACTTCAATTAAGGCCGATGACTTTCGTATCGCCTCACTTTGTTATCGGTGTCACCACGAGCTGGATGCAGGGAATAAGTTATCTAAACAAGAGCGTCAAGAATTATGGGAAGATGCTCACCGCAAAACAATTGGATGGTTGTTTATCAATGACCACATTAAAATTATTTAAGGACATATGATGGTTGATCAGGGATGGTATCAGTTTTGTACAGTAAGGCAGGGAGAGTTATTAAAGGCATTAGAAGAACATGGATCATATAGAGATACTGCTAAGGCACTTGGTATCGCTATGGGGACTCTATCTAATACAATAGCTAGAGTTAAGTTTAAGGCAATTGCTCATGGATATAGCCCAGAACATGATATGACTAGGGTTGCTCCAGAACCTTTTGTAGTTCGTGGCACATCCACTTATTACGATGAAGATGGCAAAGTAAAAGGGCAATGGGTTAAAACTAAAATGGATGACAATAAATTCCAGCAGATGATGATGGAAGCTATTGAAGCCATGAAAGAAGAAATCCCCCGTGTTAGTCTAGTCAACCCTCCTCCCCTTGGAAATGATAACCTCCTCAACTGTTACGTTATTACTGATTACCATCTTGGCATGTTAAGCTGGGATGAGGAGACAGGAGATAACTGGGATATCAAGATAGGTGAAGACTTAATTATTAAATGGTTTGCTCAAGCCATCCAACAATCTCCTGATGCGGATACAGCCGTATTTGCACAGTTATCAGACTTTCTCCACTTCGATGGCATGGATGCCGTTACCCCAGCTTCTAAGCACCTGCTGGACGTAGATACACGCTTTGCCAAGCTAGTAAGATCTGCCATACGTGTGTTACGTACCATTATAGATATGTTGCTACAAAAACATCAACTTGTTCATGTCATCATGGCTGATGCCAATCATGATCCAGTATCCCAAATATGGCTAAGAGAATGGTTTTCTGTTCTGTATGAGAATGAGCCACGTATTACTGTTGATAAATCACCTAACCCATATAATGCGTATGAATTTGGTAAGACGGCCTTATTCTTCCATCATGGCCATAAGAAAAAGTTAGCCAATGTTTCTGATGTGTTTGTAAGCATGTTCCGTGAGATGTTTGGTAGAACTAAGAATGCCTATGCACACATGGGGCATTTGCACCACGTAGACATCAAAGAGAATAACTTGATGATAGTAGAACAGCACAGAACCTTAGCGCCAGCTGATGCTTATGCTGCCCGTGGTGGCTGGTTGTCTGGCCGTGATGCAAAAGTTATTTGTTACCATAAAGAATTTGGTGAAGTTTCTAGATTAACTATTAACTCTGATATGTTAAAATGAAATGGATGTATACGATCAAGTTGAATTAGATTATTTATCACAGGACTATAAGGATATGGCTAAATCCCATAAAAACAAAATCGACTACGAAGACGAAAATGATTTAGAAGGCAATGTAGAGCGGATAAAAAAGATGAAAATCA